CGTGCGCGTTCTTCGATTGTTCTTAACTGTCCTTGATCAATTTCACCATTGTCGAACAGACTGCGTGCCTCTTCGACTAGCTTACCTGCTTCAATTTTGGCTTGTCTCAGTGTAGCAGGTGTAGCTGCCTCCTTGTAGGTTGCGCTTAGTTGTTTCCTCAGGTCTGCCGAAAGGGTTTCTCCCACAGAATCCTCATCGTCCTCATCATTGTCTATTTGATTCTGCTTGGTTATGAGAGCGCGTTTTACGTTCGTATATAGCTGCTTACCGCTGGGTGTTTGGAACAACGGTTTATCCCCTAGATCAATATCTCCGTTTTCCGTTAAGTCGAGAAAAGTAGATACAACATCAAGCTCACGTCCTCCTTGTTGGATCATGGCCATCAGATTGTTCTGTAAGGTTTGGGCCGCTTTTGTTTCTAACTGAGAAGATGTGAACGTCGAGCCTTGCGCCCCTGCGTTTGCCAAAGCATTTTGTAGGTTTGACCCAAGGCGCATAGCATCGTGGTTGAGGTGAATTTCATAATGTTCTTTGCTCTGTGCTACCTTTTGTTCAACAGTCAATGGAGCGGGAGCCTTTTCGTTTTTGTCTCTGTAATCCTCTGGATCTCCGTCTTGATTCATCTCGCGAACAAACGTGACGTTACTCTTGTTAAGTAAGGCGTTGTAGTTGTTCATGGCTTTGTTATCGAGGTCTTTGCCAAGAGGAATATCAAAGCGTCCTTCTGGTGCTGTCTTAAACGCGCTTCCTGTATCGTGGACTACGCCTCTGACGTTTTCGAGATATTCAACCTCTCCTGTCTCAGGGTTCGTATAAGGCAACGAGGGGATGATGTAGGAGCGTCCGTAGAACTGAGGGCTTCCAGCCAGTGTGACATACTCCGAAGATCCGTTAACCACATCAGCCACAGTGCGGACCAAGAACTTCCCATCAGGACCAGCCTTTGAAGACGGATAACCTCCTTCCATTTTGTTAAATGTTTTCTGAGGTGAATAGACTGTCAGTTTACCACGAACCGAAGGTATGACCTCGGGTGCGGTATCAGCTTGAGCTGGTAAGAGAGTTCCTGATGAACCATCTGAATCTGAAGACCGCCCAAGTTCGCTGTTGATAGGCTTGTAGGTTTCACTTTGAAAGGTCGAAACGGAATCACTTAGTTGCTCAAGGGTTTGCCTGTCGATGTATTCGCCTTGCTTCTTGCGGATTGCTCCGAGGGCTTTTGCGGCGAACACTGGAATACGCCTTAACGACTCGTTATGAAGAACCTTCATGTGGTCGTCGAGTTGCATCCCTTCCTTTGGTTTGGTGATGTCTCGGAACTTTTGCTCAAGCGCGGCTTGCAGTTGATCGTCGTTCATCGCGCTTAGATTTCCTCCATCCGTAAGAACATTACTAAGCTCCTCTGGTGTCATCGAGGCGAGATTACTTTCAAAAGCCTCAAGTTTAGGAATAGTTTTAATCTTGTAGTATTGGTCATACAGGGCGCGTGAATAACCCCGCTGCTTTCCCCAGTCTTTAAGAAATCCCAAACCCGTTGCGCCTGTATCTCCGTTTTCAACTCTTCGGATGATCTCTTCGTTGTCGAGTTTCTGAACATCCTTGACCCCAGCCGCTTGTTGGATGTTTTTGAACTGTCCTGCGATCTGTGGGAGTTGTGCCAAAGCACTAGAAAGTTCGGATGCGGCATTCTCTTTTATAACACCACGTTGCACCACTTGGTAGTTACCTGCTCTGCCGATGGTAGGAGAAAGTGGGATCTGTCCGAAGTTAACATCAACGGGTGTCCGTCGATCACTTTTGAACGCTTCTAAAAGTTCTTCATTAGTCATGGTTTAGTCTTCTAGGCTTTGGAGTGTTTGTGCTGTGCTTAGTCCTGCTTTAACGCCTTGGAGTCCCGCTTGGAGAAGGCTAGCTTGTTTGATTGGTTGGTTGATCCTGAGTTGGTTCATGCGCGTTCTCATGGATTCCTCTTCCAACATAATATCCCTTTGTTGTTCTTGCATGCGTTCTTGTTGCGTCTCTGAGAATGAATAACGAGCTTGTTTAGCTTTCATTGCGCCGAGGGTAGCAGTTAGTGATTGACCGCCTACGCCTGATTCAGTGAGAGCCACAAGACGCGCCTTAGCGTTGGCATCCATGCCTTTGATCTGAGCTGCTTCTTTACGCTGGGCGCGTGAGATGTTCTCTTGTGCTTGACGGAGACGGACGGAAGTGTTGGCTTTACCTGCTCTGATTTGTTCAGCAGCGGAGGCTTCGGCTTGAGCTTTTTCTTGGGCATCGGCAGCAGCTTTCTGACCAGCATAGGATGTTGCTGCGGTCGCCGCGCCTACGATTACGGGAAGACACATAAGGGATGTTATTTGTTGGGGTAGATAATAAATAAGGAAAAGTCTTTTTCGTTGGGTTCTTCAATCACAGCATCACACCATTTCAACCAGCGTATCGCTGTGGTGTTCTTGGAATACACCTCGTTGACACAAGGCAGCTTGAAGCGGTTAACAAGATGTTTAACCCATTCTCTGCTGGCCACTGCGAACTCGCGTCCAGTCTCCGTGATGAGGTCTTCTGTGCAAAGCAACCAGATGTAGTTGGTGTGTTCAGGTTGCACAGGGCCGATCCCAAAGCACGCCAAGGGCTTCTTTGTGTTATTGGAGCAGATGGTCCACGTATGGTAGTCTGTCTCCATGCCGTTCCGTATGGCCTCCCGAGGGCTTACACCTGAGTGTAACAAACACTCTAGCTTATCCATCGAGCGGAGGTTGTCGCCTACATCCGAGATGTCACTGGGACGCGATGAGCGGATGTAGACGGTTTTATATTCTAGTCGAACGGGTGTGGACGTTTGCTTCAAATTCACAAGCTTGGAAGTTAGCGGTAAAGGCACTTGAGTTAATTACTTTAATAACAGAATCACTCGCTTGCGTATAGATCGAAAAGCGAAACTTACCGTCTTCAGACTGACGTGTTCCAATCGTATCCACGTTGATAATGGACGGACTGTATGTGAACACTCTTGTGTCTCTGGCTCGTGGTGTTACCTCAACTTTGAATGAGGACGCATCCGAGAAGAACAACGTGCCGTTCCTAAGAATAAACCGTGCGAGTCCTGATGACGTTGGAGGATTCCCTTGCTTGAACACTGGTTCGCTGAAGGTGTATTCCATGTTGTATTTCAATCCTGAGAAGCAAGTCTTGTAGTAGCCTTTGATGGTGGCAGTGTTGTTATTGATTGAAACAACCTTTACGCTCTTGCCATCTAAGTCGTAAACCTCAACATCATCAACACTGTCAGGGACGAACCCGAGGTCGATCTCGATGTCCTCCGCTACGTCAACAACAGGATGTGTGAAGGTGTGCTTCTTTAGGAGGTCACTGTGAATCGTAAAGCCGCCATTGGTGTCTTCCTCTAGGCGAAGCTCCTCGCACTTAATCTCAGTGATTACAGATTGTCCGTTCTTGTTACCAACACAAAACAACGAACTCCTCATGAAGTGCATGCCTACCACGTCGAACGGAAGTGTGAACTTGCCCCATGAACTGAGGACTTTCTCACGCCCACTGAAGAAGTATTTGTAGATGTAGATTTCGTTGTTACCGTTGGCAATTGCAAGTGTGTCTGCGGAGGACGAACCTGCGGTCACTAACAAATCTCCACTACGAATGTAGGAGGGAACCTGCGTGGTGAGGTCATCGGAGTCATAGACATCCGTGGTAGCGTTCAGGCTATACTCTTGGAGTCCAAGGAAGTCTCCACGGGTGAACGGGAAGTAAACATACGAGCCAACAGCAAGTGGGTCTTGAGTGGTGTCCGCATTGTAGTTGGTGATGGAGTTGAGTGTTACGGTGTCGTTGGTCAACGGGTCGCCCTTAAGAACGAACTGACCACGATCTCCGAACAACAACAGGTTCTCTTGGAAAGCCACACTGCTCCGTAGGTCTGTGACGTTAGCCGAAGCGGAAGTAACATCAATCGGTGCGGTGTCCAGTAGGGTTCGCACGGTGGTCCTGAAGAAGTTAAACAGCTCGGCAGCTTCGGACAGCACGATGACATCTTGGAAGATGAACCCAAAGCGGTTCTTGAAGAAGATCATGTTGTTGATCTTCTGGTCTACAAAGGACGGGAATGGGTTGGTTTCATCATCACCCGCTCTCCGGCGTGCCCATGAGGTAGTGTCGAGTGTGAAGGTGTTAACGTCACTGTTGACCAGTTGGAGAGGCAAGGTGTTAGCGTCGAAGGCTACGTCAATGTCTGGTCCGACATCCTCAACCCATCCACCTTCTCCGAAGGCTTGCCCATCGTTGGTTTCAAAGCGCAGGTAGTAGTCGTCCTCGTTAACGTCAGCTTCTCCACGGACCGCCACACGGAAACCGTCAGGACCGCGCACGGGTAGATCACTGAGGGCATCTGTTTCCTTGTGGATGATCCCTAAGCCAGCCCCGTTGAGTCCGTCAAAGGCTTCCACATAGAAGTCACGTCCATCATTGCGGTTGATGATTATGGAGCCGTCCTTGTTAACGAACGAATAGTCAGCAGCTACGTCTGCACTTTTTGTGGTCGATTTCGTGTAGTGAGTAGTGTTGGCTTGGTTTGTTAACGCAAGGTAAAGCTCACGGGCAATGTTAGTTGAGTCGGCGACTTGTTCTTTCTCTTGGCCGCCTGACAGTGCGGTGACAATAGAAACTTCCTCATACGGCTCTGAAGAGTTAACAACACTAGGTAAATCCTCAAGGCGTTTGTGATCAGGACGATCAGTGTAGTTGTAGTAATAGAAGACAGTCTCACCTTGGTGAACTAACTCTACGGCAGTGACAGCTCCATTCTCGATGGTCGTAACAATCTCAGGACGGGTCTGCCAATCTACATCCACGAAGTCCAAAGTTGGCGTGTCATCATCGTCGTAGCCAGAACCGCCTGAAGCTAGCTCTACGGAAACCAAACGATACGAATACCTTACCGCAACCCTGCTGTCTAGTCTGTCGGCTCTTTCCCAAGTCAGCGCAAAGGTCGCCCCAGAACCCGTAAAGCGTCCCACCTCGCGGAACTTAAGGCCATACTTCTTACCGTAGTCGCCTTGCTTGATGAACACCAAAGCGCGGGACTTGTCGAGTGGCTCGGACTTCTCAGTGTGTTTAGAAACAGTCTTGGTGGTGTTAAGGATGAACGTGCTGTCACCCAAGGTGCGAGCCTTAAGAAGCTTGTGGGAGTCCTCAGGTGTGTCTAGGGCGAGGTAGTTGTTGTTGATGTTATAACCACCAGTAACACCCTCAATCGTTGCCTCTACACCAGTGTCCAAGTTGAACGCTCGGAGAACCCCTTGGTTGTCTCCACGAGTTCGGTGTTCAATAACAATCACATACCGTTCAGTTGCGCTGCGTTCAATGAAGTGAATCATGTCGCCTTTCTTAAAGACGTTAGCATCAGTGAGACGCTTGATGAGCCGCGCTGGAGGTCGCTTGGTGAGTCCTTTGGTGATCGTCGGCAAAGCGTTGATTTGCTCTTCGCATTGACCAGCGAGCCTTACCCGAGGAGACTGTTGGCTGACTCCTTGGATCAAGTTGGGAACGGTAGTGGTGATGTTAGCCATGTTGAGTGTTACGCAAGGTCAGTTCGTCGGTTAATCCCGATGCGCCCAGCGGTGTCGTAGTTGTCGAAAATAGTGCGGTCTGAGTTGTTTCCTTCAGCCTCTTGCATAGCGGCCTTAGACATGATCTCATCGCGGTAAATCAAAGCTTCGATCTCGCGTGACCCTACGAGTCTGTTAGCGAACATGCGGGAAGCTTTAAGTGTGATGTAGCGTCGAGCCTGTTCGGGAAGCTCGGTGAAGTCGATAAGAAACGTAATGTCTACTTTGATCTCATCGACGGTGAAAGTTGTTGTGTAGTCCTTACGGTTGAAAAGCTTAGTGCCTCTCTGGACCACATCATATCGGTTGTCCACAGCGTCTACTTGAAGGACGTTATCGGGTAACACAATCTCGTCCGATGCGTTCACCTCAAGAGTGTAGTCCTTGGCTGTGTTAAAATGCCAACCCTCTTGTTGAACTTCACGCGAGACTTCATCAAGGATTCCCTTAGCTAAAGCAGCGGAAGGTGGAAGAGCCGTGGTGTCAGCGATAGAGTTAACAGGAGCTTCTGAGATGTATCCCAGCATAGTGTTAACAGCATTAAGTTCGGAAGTAAGGGTAGCCATTTTTGTTATTGTTATAGAAAAAGAAAGAAGAGGTAACACCCCCGCCCTCCGAAGAGGACAGGGATGAAACCTGTAAGGGG